ATGTCCCGCCAGTCCGTACAGTCCTACAAGCGAACATTAAATTTATTGGGATTAGGTACTTCACATTTATCTCCACAAAACGCGCAAGCTAATGCGTGGAAGCCTAACATGAAAAGCCGACAAGAACAGTCGTCACATGCCAGAATAGGACACACCAAACGTTCAAACATTAAGTGCTTGTTTGGTATCCGATATGATTTTTGTTCCCTAATGATAAGCGGGCCCCTATTTGATCGAGACAGCGCTCCACGTTACCCCACGCGCTGGATACTATCAGACAAATCCCTCATTTATGAGCTCAACCGACCAATAACGGGTTATTCCCCCAGCGGTGGCGCTAACATTCCAATTCGTTTGTCTGATTGTATAACCATTGTTTGGAAGCGAAAACAGGATCGACGTGGCAGTGCCGCCGTTTACAACACTTGTAATGCCTGCCGTCGAACCACTTTTCGTCCATGACCAGACAGCGGATGGCGAACATTGTATTCTGACGGACGCGGCTGCTCCACCACCAGCCCAATCAGAAAGCATGACTGCCGAGGCACTAGAGAGGCCACCTTCAGGGGTAAATGTTACAGACGACTTGCCGTAAAGGTTTGACAGCCTGATCGCCCCCGAAGCAACTGCAGCCAGATTTCTAACAGCGGTTTCGCCAAGGGATGTGGTTGTGCCCACTGTCCGCCCCAGTTCGGATCCAACATTGCCAAGCGATATAGGACCAGATGATTGCAGGGTCATAGCTTTGCCTTCAATTCAGCGATATCGCGCGCTTGGTGATCGGTTCGGGCCGCAATTTCTTTTAAAGCTTCAACAAGCACGCCCACCAAATTTCCATAGGCAACTGACAACATCCCATCGGGATTTTCCGCAACAGCCTCGGGCAGCACGCCCTTTAACTCTTGGGCGATCACGCCAATCCCGTGTTCCCCTGTATCAATGCGCGCGTAAGTAACCCCTCGCATCCGCTCTACCAGCGCAAGCGCACCTTTAATCGTGGCAACATCAGTCTTGAGCGATGCGTCAGAATAAGCCGTGATATCACCAGTCGCAGTAATTGCACCTGACACCGAGATGCCGCCTGTAAAACTATCCCCTGCCCTATTCGCCGGCGTGTAGCCCAGCGCTCCTGTTACATCTCCGGACGACATTGCAGTACCTGCAGTGACGCGGCCCTTAGTATCGACCGTTACCTTGAGATAAGTTCCGGCAACTACGCCTGAGCTGGCGAGCGTGGTCGCAAATGAAAGCGAAGCAGTGCCATCAAAGGCAGCGCTTGTTCCCGAAATATCGCCACTCAAAGCGATGGTCCGACCAGTGGCCCATCTGGTCGAAGTAGCAGCATTGCCCGAGCAGGATCCAGAGGCCCCGGTTATCGAAGCGCTGGCCGTTATATAGCCGTTTGGATTAGAGGCATTGTAAGGGGTAAAGCCAAGCGCTGCCGTGATTAGGGACGAAGTCATATTGCCAAAACCAACCTGCACTACAGCGCCGCCTGCGGTCTTGGAGTAAAGCTTCTGATCGGTAAGATTGACGGCAAGCTCTCCTGTCTGAAGAGCGCCCGCAGCAGGGATGCTCGATGCAGTCGAGGACCGTTTGAGTAGGATCGTGCTCGGCATCAGAAGGTTCCACCGTCCAACGTCACGCCATCGATAGAGCCACCAGTGATCGCGACGTTGCTAGCCGCCTGCGTCGACATGGAGCCGAGCCCGGAGATGTCAGTATTGGGAATAGTCGCGGAGGCCGTGAACGCCGCGGTGCCGTTGCCCTTGAGGTAGCCGGTGAGCGTGGTGGCCCCCGAGCCGCCTTTGGCCACGCCGAGCGTGCCGCCGATATTGCCCAGCGTCAGGTTGGCTTCGTTGACATCGATAGTTGGGTTGCCCGCCACACTATCGCCATTGGTGACTGCGATCTTGGTCGAGCCTGCCGTCAGCGTGCGCGCTGCGACAGTTCCAGCGGCTGTGCGGGCGATTATCCCGTTGGAGCCAAGGTTGTGGAGCGCCAGCGCCTGACCGGTCAGTGCGACAGCGTCAGCGGCCACAGCAATGCCTGTGCCGGCCCCGACCTCGATCGTGTTCCCGGTCTTGGTGAGGCCATTGCCGGCAACGATCTGACCCGCGCCATTGAACTGGACGAAGGTGATGGCTGTTGTGCCCAGCGTGCCGCCCCCATCAACCGTGCAGAGGTAGCCCACGTCGGCATTCACTGTGCCCTGCTCGACAAACAGGTAAGCCGAGACATGCTCGTCCCAAGTCGAGAGATCGATCGCGCGCGCCCAGGCGCCAGAGGCAACGACATAAACGCCATTCTGGGACGGCGTGGCCTGGTCCTTCACCAGCACGCGGTCGCCCGCGGCAAGCGCCACGCCGTCGATCGTCATGGTGCCGGACAGCGAGGCGATATTGGCGGTCGATGCGGCTCTCACCGAAGCCTTGGGATCAAGCCCCTGAACAGTCAGATCGACGTAGTTCTTGGTGGCGGCGTCCTGGGCAGATGTCGGGTCAGAAAGGCCTGTGATGCGCTGGCTGTTGAAGTCCACCGCAGCGGTAGGTGCAGCCAACTGGTCGAGCCGGTTGGCGCGCACCCGGGCATCGGTGAAGTAGAGGTTGGTGCCTTCAGAGACGTCGCTAGTGGAGAGCGTGATGGCACCGGAACGACCAGCCACCGAAGTCACCGGGAACGTGATCGCGACGTTGCTGGCGGTCGTTACGCGCCCTTTGGCGTCGACCGTAACCTGGCCGACTTGCGTGGCAGAACCATAGGTGCCTGCAGTGACACCGCTGTTGGCTAGCGTGGCCGCGATCGTCGCATTTGCGGTGCCATTGAACGAGGCCGTGCCGGTCACGTCGCCGGAAAGGCCGAGCGAACGCGCCGTTGTCAGCGCGGTTGCAGTGCCAGCATTGCCCGAGATCGAACCCGCAATTGTACTCGAGAAGGTCTTGATCCCGGCGACTGTCTGGTCACCGGAAAGCCCGACAAAGGCGCCCGGACCACCAATCGCAATGACGGAGGTGGCCGTGCCGCCAGCACCCCCGGTCCCGGAGCCGTAATAGAGCGTGTTGTCCTGTTCGTTAAATGCGAGCTCGGCATTGGCGAGCGATGCCGGAGCCCCGGCCGCACCGCCTACGGCGCGGCGTTTGATGCGAAGAGTATTGGCCATCAGAAATTACCTCCATCGACCAGTCGGGCCGAATTCGTGTTGCACCACCGATTGTCGGGGGATGAAAAAATGAGCACGTCGCCACCTTCGGGCTGCGTGAGATTGACGTCGGAAAGATCATTGAGAGAACTGAGCGGACCGGGTGGTCCCTGAGCGCCTTGAGCCCCAGTGCTACCGGTTGCGCCGCGAGGACCTGCAATCCCTTGCGGCTCGACGACGATCGTCTGAACCGTCTCCAGAATCTGGATGGTGCTGGTCATTCGACATCGAACGTGAAGATCGGCAGGACTTCACGCTCCCCTTCGCCGTTTTCGAGGCCGATAATCAGCCAAACACGGCCCGCCCCGGGACTTAGGGTTGTGGTCTGATCGTCACTCCAAAGCACTTCGATTTCACCCAAAGCAGGCGGATTGCAAATGCTAACAGTTGGCACAGCAATGTTAGGACTTTGATCAACAACCATCGCGATCAGGCCAGTAAGATCTCTTCGTTCGCCTGCAGCAATATCTGCGTACAGAGAAGCCCGCAGACGTCTGGTGCCACCTCGGCGAATAGTCAGCCTGGTCATGCTTGCACCTCGATTGGAAATGAACATGGCGGAGGCTGAAGCCCCCGCCATTATGTTTATGATGGTTTAGCTGATTCGAGTTTTCGCCGTCTTGCGGAACAGAACGCCGCCGATCCCGGTCACGGCAAGAACCACAGTCAGGACATCAGCCTGGCTGAGATTTTCAGGCAAAATACCAATAACGCCGGCAACGCCCCAGACGCTGCCGATTACGCCAGTCCAGATGGCCTTCGAGGTCCACCAGGGTTTAAGTTCTTCCATGTCTTTTCTCCATTAAAAAACCCGCCAAAAGGCGGGTGGTTGAATTTAGCTTACCTAGGTAAGCTAGCGTGGCCGTGGCGAGATTAGGCCTCATTCAATGACAGAACGCCGGTGGCTGCAAGCAGCATAGGCTTGGCGGTAACCGGTGCCTTACGGTAGGGCGGGCGGCGGACTGAAATGCATCGGTCTTTCGCGATACGAGTGATAGTCACGCCATCAGACTGATTGCCGCCGAGCACGTGGTATGCGCCGTAATCCTCGCCGACATAGAGCCCGACATGGCCCGAACCATGCGCGCGCCGGAACACCAGCACATCGCCCAACTGACCTTTGTCGGCCGCTTTGCCAAACTTAGCCCAGTTGCGTGCCCACAGGGGGCCTTCCACGACCGGCTTGCCACCGCGCTTGGCAATCAGAGCCATAAACAAGCCACACCAAGGGATGGAGTCAGCGGTAAAGATCTTGGCTAGGCCTGTTTCTTTGGCCCAGTCGATAATGATAGGATTGTTTGCAGGGCCTGACACTTCAAGGGTGCCGTAAAGCTTGCGGGCTTCGTCCAGCATCCGGGGCAGCGGACGCAGGTCATCGATCCAGCCATAGGCTGATGGTAGCGGGTTCACGGTTGTTCTCCTTTGGCAGGTTAGCGCTCAGAAAAGCCTCTGAAGGCTGCAAAGATGATGGCCCCGGCTGTTACCAGGGTGGAGAGCCACTTAACGAACCGAACGACGCCAGTGGCGGTATTCCAGGCATCAAGTAGGCCTTTGAGTTCCTTACGGACAGCCTTAAGCTCGGACTGCATCGCTTCGAGGTCGGCCCGGATCAGTGCCATTTCTACAATAGGGTCCTGGTTAGACATGGTCAGCCTCCTTTCTCGGTTGGGGCAATAATTTGCTCTTGAAGCGCATCGACCTCGGCCTTGAGTTCCACAATTGCCTGAAACGCAAGTGCGGTCAGCTTGGCGTAATCCACCGCCATCTGGCCGTTTGAACGAATGCGGACTGCCAATGGAAAAACCTCCTCGACATCCTGAGCGATAACGCCAAAATCAGCCTTCCGCACGAACAACCCATCCTCGCCGCCCCGCGCCGCAATGTGGCTATCACGCCAGTCAAACGTCTTGCCTCCAATGCCGAGTACTGCGCTGAGCGCACCTGTGATTGGTTGGACATTCTCCTTGAGAAGCGCATCGGACGCAAAATAGGCAGTGATGTCGCCAGTTGCGCGGATCTCACCGGCCATGCCGGAAGCTGCAGTTCCAATCCCAATCGAGCCGACCTGATAACTGCCGCTTATGTTAAGCGCATTGGCGGTACCTGCGAGTGTGGCCGTAGTTGCCGTATTGGCACTGGCGGCAGATCCGCTAATCGATATGCCCCAGGTGCCTGCCGCTCCCACACCGCTTCTGGATGGCACATCGAGGTTATTGCGAGCATCGGCTCCGGTCGCAGCGCCTGTTCCACCATTAGAGATCTGCACGGTCCCAGTGACCTTGGAAGCTGCAAGCGAAGTCAGCCATACAGGGTCGGCATAGCTCGACGTCGAGAGCAACGCAGCGCTCGACTGCGCAGGCGCGCTGAGCCCAATCGTCCAAGCGCCATAGGTACCGCTTCCGCCAGTCGCAGAGACGCTGACAACAAGCGTTCCAGTGCCGCTGTTGTAGGCGGTGATCTGGCCATGCATCCAGTTGGCCGGCGCCGCCGTGTTGGTGACGGTGACCCACTGCCCCACCACGAAGGCTTTGGCTGTTTGGATCGTCAAGGACTTGGAGCCAGCGCCAATCCCTAACGAGGTCGTGCTGGTTGCACTGGTACCAGGCGCATTGACTGCAGTAGCTGCACTTGCAGATGCGTTGCTTGCATAGCCGTTAGCCTCAACCGCAAGCGCGTTGGCTTGGGCTGCAAAAGTCGGCAGCGCTCCAAGGAATGCATCAGCGCGCGCGTTAAAGTTTGCCGCGTCCGCCCTTGTGGGCGGCGTTGGCAGATCGGTTATAGGCATGGGATACCCTTCAAGGTTAAATCAGGCAAAAAGGATCAGGTCAGGCCTTCAATGGTCAAGCTGCAGTAGCTGACGGTCGGGTATGCAAGATCGATCGAAAACTCTTTGTAAAAACCAAATACGGTAAGGCTCTCAAAGCCCTCCGAGCCAATCCAAAGAACGGGCGTTGCACGAATTGCGGCAAGTGTGCGGTGAACATCATCAATTGCCGAGGTTTGCATAACCACACGCGCGGTCATGCGCTTGGCAAAGGCACGCTCGACCACCGAGGTTGCACCAAACTGGTCGGTCTCCTTGCGCGAATAATCGATGATGCCGATGTCCACCCCGTGCTCGGTTTCACCAATGTCAAATTGGCGGCCCACCAGCAGCGTCCCACAGGAAACCTGATCTGCCGGATTATCACGGGTCATATTAACGGTCAGGACGCCGGTTTCGTAAACAGGCACGTCGAGAAACAACATATTGGTTTTCTGGCCCAGTGGTTCGAAGAACCAGGCAAACCAGGTGTCGATAGCATTGCCGCCAGCATTGAAGCTCTGGGTCTTTGTATAGAGCGGTGCCCCAGAAACTGTCAGCGTCACCGTAGCGCTTTCCGCATTGGTGTCGATCAGAGCAACGCCATCTGTAGCCCCGGGCGCCAGAACCACGTGCAACGACCCTGCCCGGGTTGTTGCTGTGCCAACGCGCTGATCAAACATCGCCCAGCGGTTGGTCGGGCCAATGTCGAGCCACTTGGTCGGATCGCTGGCTGGGTTGACCCCGGTTGATGTAGCCAAGGCCTCGTACCGCCGGTGGGTCGCAGTCAGGATGACCCGGGCACCTACTGCATAGGCTGTGCCAGAGCCCCAAGCAGCATAGTCATTCTCAGGCGCTGTGCTACTTGACAGCATAGCGTCCGTCAGCGCGGTCGGGCGGATCAGCTTCATGCCGCCGACCTAGTGGAAATGGCATCACCATCAGGCGTGACCCGCTCCAGAATGCGGGCTGTTTTGCTCGTTCCCGACGCGATCGTGGCTGCAGCTATCCGCTGTTCGCCGCGCAGGTCAGACACCTCCTGCCTGAGCGCCTTGAGTTCATCGATCATCGCGCTCTGGCCGTCGTTGGCCGGAATGCTTGGCGTACCCATCTGATTGGCAGTGAACTGCTCCCACCAGCTTGGCGTGGTGGCGGCAGATGTCGCAGCGCCGGATTCCGTTCCGCTCGCCTGGCTGATGATCGCCAATGTCTGTTCGAGGCTTGCCGCGGTCAGGCCCTGAAGCCGGCCCAGATCTTCTGCCGACCGTGCGGTGTTGGCTGCGACCGAAAGCAGAGCCTGGCTCAAGCCCGGCAGCGCCTTGGCTGCTTCCTGGTCACCCGAACGCGCCAGCATCGAGGCGTTGTTAAACGCAGCAAGGGCCACGGCATAGTTTGTCGGCGTATCGCTCATCACGCCCCGGATCCGCTTGATCTCGGCGATCAGTCCATCGGTGATTTGGGCCCATGCATTGCGAAGCTGTTCCGCGGCATTGGCGGCGTCATCGGCTGCCTTTTGCTGATCTTCAAGCGCCCAGACCTGTTCCTGCAGCGCCTTGTTAGACATATCGATCTGGGCAAGGTCGAGCGCGCGCAGCGCTGCAGTATCGCCCTGAAGTTCCAGGATCCGCCGCTCGAGTGAGAACCGCTCATCAAGAATGGCAGCGGCACTGGCAGCATCCTGCGCAGCACCAACCAGATCGGCGAACGCCGGCGCCAACTGGATCAGCGCTGCGTAAGCTGCCTGTCCAGATACGGTGGTAAGGTCCTGCGCTTCAACCAGCGCGCGGAAGCCCGCGATGCTTTGCGGCAGCGCAAGCCCTAGGCTGTCAAAGACCCTGGCCATCTGCGCGGTCTGCGCCGAGGCCTGTTCGGCCTTGGTGTAATAGAGAGCAAAATACTCACCTGCGGCAGACGCCATGTCGCTGGCCGAGCCGAACAGGTCGAAGAGGTTCATCTTGGCGCTGAGGCTCAGACCCTCAACCGAGGTGCCCAGAAGGCTGAGCGTACTGGTCACCGCCTCGATGCTGGAGGCAACCCGCACCAGCGTCTCGAAATAGCCTTCACCGACCTTCTGGAACTGCTCGAGCCCTGGCACCGCAGTCCGGGCAAGATTGTCGGCGGCAGCCCCGAAGACGGCGGTCAGCTTCTCCTGGATCTCGGTCCCGGTCAGGCCCTTCAAATCGATCTTGCCGATGTTGACCACAAATCCAGAAAGGCGCGACTGCACCTCGCCGAGCGAAAGGCCCAGCGGGCCGGCAGCCGCCGAGATCGCGCCGTAGAAGCCTTCGAAGATCAGGCTGAACTGGCGCTCGAGTTCGGCGTCTGCCGCGGTGTACTGGGTGGAGTAGCTCGAGCCGGTACTGATCCCGAGGAACTTCTTGGTCTTCTTGATGTCGGAGTAATAGCTAGCGTCAAAACCGCCCGACATGATCGAACCGAGCGCCTGCGCGCCGCCATAAATGCCCTGGCCAACGATGCTGGTCTTGGTGCCAAACAGAGCGCCTACGATGCTGCCAAGGACCTTGCCGAGACCGCCCAGCAGCTTGGCGCCCAGGAAGCCAATGGCAGCGCCAATCGGCCCCGCGATCGCCATCCCGATGCCGGCACCAATCAGCGAGCCCGTCTTGCTGCTGGAAAAGTTGGAGATGCCAGTCAGCATCGAATTGGCCGTTCCCAAAAGTCCGGTGAGTTTGGTGCCGGTCTGGATGCCGACGGCAGAGCCTTCGATGCCATTGGTGCGGATGATGAGGTTGGTAAGCCCGCCAATGTTGGCCTCGATGCTTTTCAGCGAAGCCAGCATGGCAGCAGAATAGCGCATGGTCAGCGTGTCGACCTCGCGCAGATGATCGATGGCCTTGGCAATGCTTTCGGATTTTGCCGCGCTATCGCCGAAGGCCGTGCTGGTGCCGTCATTGGCAGGCGTGGGCTTGGCACCGCCGCCGCCAAAAGCTCCGCCAATTGCGATGCCGAGCGAGGCGATGACGCCTGCGGTGACGGCCCCTGCGGCAATGTTAAGCGGAAACGGCAGTGAGCGAATGGCGTTGACCACGGCTTCAACCGCCTTGATACCCGTTGTAATGATCGAGTTGCCCTGTTCGACGCCGGCCCGCGCGGTGTCGGAGACCGCCATAGCCGTATCGGAGGTGACCTTGGCCGCGGTCTGCGCACCGATCAGGCCGATTTTCACTGCTGCGTTCTTGATCGCGATGGCGAGTTCAAAGGCGCGGAACACCTTCTCGGCGGCAGCCATGGCTTTGAAGCCCTCGGAGCCTTCTTTGAAGAAGCCCTTCGCTGCCGAGGCGAGATTGCCATAATGGTTGATCTCAGCCGAAGCCTGCGCCGTGCGCGCATCCGCGTACTGTAACGCGGACCTTCCATATTCACGCTCTGCATCGGCGACGCGGCTAGCAGCGGCCACCTGCGCAGAGGCAAAACGGGTGATCTCGACGGTGATGCCGCCAATCGCCCCGCCAACTGAACCGAAAGCATCGGCCATGCCCTGAGCCGCAGCTTCAGTGGCCGAGACCATGTCGTCGAGGCTCTTGAGAAACTGTTCCTGGTCGCTTTGCGCAAAGTCAGCCTCCATCAGGCGGGTGCGTGCAGCCCGATATCGTTCCCAAGCTTGGGCGCCGCGTTCGAGCACAATCTGCTCGCGCTCCGCCTCAAGATTGGCGACTGCCTGCGCCCGCGCGGACTGGCCCAGAAGTGCGACCTGCTGTTCAAGCGGGGCGACCGTTTGGCGCAGGAACTCAGACGCGGCGAACGCGCGGGTTGTCCGTTCCCAGGCCTCACCAGCTTCGAGAATAGCGATGCGTGCCGCGTCAGTGGGCGCCTTCAGCGCCGCCATGGCGACTTCCATGCGCTTGATCTCAATTGGCGTCTTGCCGATCTTGGCGGTCTCGAGCGCGAGATTGGCAGCAAAGTCTCTGGCAGCCTGGAGAGCACGCTCGGCCTCGCTTGCTTCGCGAGACTGACGGCCAGCACCAGCCCGGTCCGGGCGATCACCGCGGATCTCAGCCGCACTTGCAGCCAGGCGCTCGCGGGCAGCTTTCAGGCTGTTCTCCCGCCACTGTGCAGAAAAGGCGTCCATCATTCCCATGGCATCGCCAAAGGCCGAGGTGAACTCGTCCCGGACCTGAGCGCTCATCCGCGCCGTCGATCCAGCAAAGCTGTTTTCCAATCGGGGCAGCGCCACACTCTCGATCTGACCGATGGTGGCAAGGCCCACCCGGTCGAGCACCGGGTTGACCCAGTGTGCCAGCCAGTTCAGCGCGGCGATCGCCTTATTGGCGAGATATTCGATGCCCGCGATAGCGAGATTGGCAGCGCCTATGGCTGCTTCACCGATCACGCCAGGCAGCGACGACCAGAGGATCCGGATCGCGTTGAACCCGCCGACCCAGCCAGCATATAGGATCGCGACAGCATATTTGCCGACCTGAAGGATCGCTTCAAAGGCTACGATCGCCCAATCTTTTAGGGTGGAGAAGACAGGCCCAAGGTTGAGCCCGTCCGAGACGGTGGTCCACAAACCCTTCATGGTGTCGCCGACCGTGATCCCGACCGGCCCGAGCTTCTCCATCTCCTTGGCGGTGAGCCCAAGGCTAGCGGCATATTTGTCGAGCTCGCCCGACTGTTTAACACTGGACTGGAACATCTTGAACGCGCCGAACGCGAGGGCTGCGGCAGCGGCTGCCGCCAGCAAATAGGGGTTGGTGAGCGCAGTCGCTGCCGCACTTGCAGCCAGCCCCAGCAGTGCCCGGGCCATGCCGCCGATCCCGACACCAGCCTGCATGGCGATCTGACCGATCTGGCTGCCCTGCTGCATGAACACGGTCATCGGCTTCTGGCCTGAGAATAGGCTGACCACCACGTCGTTGAGCTGGTAGACGAGATTTTGCATCTGATGGCCGGCCAATTTTGCCGAGCCGCCCATGCGGGTCATTCCGCGCGAGCCGACGGCCTCAATGGCCCTATCCGCCTGAGCTGACGAAGCCGCCACTTCCCCCATGGCGCCTGCAACCGACCGCTTGATGTCAGCCATCTCCTTCTGGAGCCGGGCAACATTGGTGATCATCTCAATCTCGAGGGTGCCGGCCTTCATTTTGCAGGCTCCTTCGACATCATCAGCGCCCGGAAGGCGTTGGTCACTTTCCGGGAAACTTCATCACGGTTGAGAACGGACGTGGCGGTCCAGGGCGGCGGACAATCCGGCTCGCGGGCGCGGACTGTTTCGGCGACGAACTCCACAGACAGGCGTCGCAGCAGGCGGACCAGCCAGGGCGGCAGGTCTAGCCCCATGCATTGCTGCCATTGGCTTATCGAGCCCCATGAGATGGGCACTGCGCCCATCGCACCGGGATCGGTTGGGCCCACTTCCATCAGCCAGTCGATCACCCATGGGGTGCGGATCGGCGGAAAGTCGGGGGTGAGATCGTCGATGGCCATCCGCTGCAGCCGGGTCAGCAGTTCGGTGTCAGCGTCGGGTTTGGCCTGCTTGGGTGAGCGCGGCTTTGGCGCTGTGCCCAGCCACGCCAGTTGCCGGACATAGAGGCTCAGCTCTGCCCCGAGCTCTTCGTAAAATTTGCCCAGTCATTGATGTGAGCGGCAACCTGGGTGGCGATGAAACCGATCGAGGGATCGGCATAGGCCTTGCGGAACAGCTCCTGACCTTCCAGCCCTTCAGCGGGCGGATAGGCAAAGCCGTTGAAGCTGACCGTGCAGGCGGCCAGAAAATCGGCCTGTTCGGCGAGCTTTTCCTCGGCCGACTGGTCCATCTTCCCGCGCTTCTTGATCTTGTCCATCAGCTGGTTCTGCTGGCGGGCCTGCGCGCGTTGGTAGACCTTCGAGCCCGGGCCGTAGACCGTAATAGAGAGCCGCTTGCCCTTGTCATCAAAGAGCGGGGCGTCGTCGCCGCCGACGAGTTCCACGGTGGACGTGTCGGTTGCAGCGAGGGTCGTGATGTCAAACATGGGATAACTCCGTCAGGGTGTCAGGGATCAGGGCGCGAGCACTTCAACGATGCCCACACCGGCAGAATTGGTGGTGAGTTCCAGCGTAACGGTGGCGGTGGTGATCTGGTCGACCGAGCCGACGTTGACCTTGAAGCTCATGACCTGCGCCTGGAAATAGTACTTGTCGCCGTTCTGGGTGGTGACGAGGAAGCTGTGATCGGCATCTGAACTAGACGCGGATTTTAGAAGGATCTGCCCCGTATCATCGGTATCGAGGCCCATCTGGATGGTCATCGTGCCCTGATTGAAGCTGCCCTTCTTCTTGACGACGCCGCGGCTGCCGACAGGGTTGAAGGTCACGAGATTGAACTCGCGGCCGAACTCGCCAAGGTCGGAAACTTCACCAACCGTGGTCATGGTCAGCGCGTTGTAGCCGGTGGCATCAAAGGTCGCAGGGGTAGAGGCCGACACCTTCAAGGTGGTGCCGGCGGAAGTCCGAACGGTCATGGGAGTGGTTCCTTATTGAAGGGGAGGCTTCAACGCGCCTCGTTGAATGAGACGCGCAAATCCTGCGTCTGCATGTGGATGCCGGTTTCCTCGTCGAGGAAATCTGGCCCGGCGGTGTCTGTGTGGACGGTCACGTCAAAGAGCCCGTCGATAATGGGCATTTGGTCGGCAGTAGCCCTGCGGACAGCCGAGAGAATGGCTTTTACTTGGCGGTAAGACGCCGCAAGCACGGTCACCTGCACGCGCTCGGTCACCCGGCGTTTGTGGCTCGGTGCCGGGATGTTGCGATCAGCGCTGCTGACCGACATCAGCGATATCGCCGGCAAGTCTGTGCCCTGGGGCAGCATTCCAGCGGCAATACGCGCTTCAGGAACAAGCGCCGTCATCCCGGTGTCGGTTACCAGGAGGGTACGGACCGCAATAACCCCGTTCATTCGTCGTCGATCTCGAGCTTCGGAGCCTTGAGATCACCAATCTGCACGCGGTGGGCGATGTAGGCGCCCATGGCGCCCACGGCTTCCTCGGCCTTCTGGTCGAGAGCGGGGCGCAAGAAGGGTTTGGCGGCGTGGCCCGGGTGCATAACCACGGCACCGACGAAGTTCTCGCCAATCTTCAGGCTGCCACGTTTCACCATCTTGTTGATCGTGCCGATCGACACCGCACGGGGGCCGCGGCGTGTCTCGCGTACTGGCTTGTCTGCATCGGAAACCGAAATCAGGTGCGGCGCAACGCCATATTCGATGAACAGGCCAACATATGAGCCTGTTCCGCGCAGTTTAACGTAGGAGGAGAGCTTACTGCCCTCAACCCGCGTGCCGATGCCGATCGCCGTCTTGAGCTTGCCTGTGCGGACAGGGACATTGGCCTTCGCCTGTTGCTGGATCACCTTGGCGCCAGCGCGAAGCCCGCCGCGGATAACGTTGCGCTCAAGGTTCTTGGGCAGTTCATCAAGCAAGCGCAGCAGTTCAGGTCCGCCCTTCAACTTTATAGTCATGGTGCGGTTCCTTGACTGGAGTGTTCTTCGACCATGATTTCCATGGCCTCGCGCCGGCCAAGCGTCGCCGGGCCAGAGACAATCTGGTGAATGCGATTGTCGAAGATGACGCGCATATCAGCAACGAGCCCCGCCAAATAACGTATCCGGATACGCGCAGGCCTGCGAGCAATCTGGACACTGTCCGCTAAACGTTCAGCCTTAGATGGAAGAATGTCCCTCACCTCGGCCCAGACATAAGCAAACTGTCCCCAAGTGACCTGTTCGGTTCCGTATTGCGGGTCCCGTGTGACCAACTTGCGCTCGATCCGGATCCTTGTGTCGAGGCTCGAGGCTAGATCCAGCGGCATTTGAGCTGTCCCAAGAGGCTCTCGAAGGCGAGACAGGGCGCGCCTTCACGGTTTTCAAACATAGAGGCAACTTTGACCAGGATCGCGGTCCGGGCGATCTGGAGATCAGGGGCTGTGTCTGAAAATCCGGCTGACAAGGTGATCTGGATCAGACCGTCTGTGCCAAGCTCTGGCCATGATGTGGCCGAAGCCGGGCGGATGCGGGTAAACCCATTGCGCCGACGAGCGACATAATCACTCTCCGGCAGGACGGTCATGTTGCCGTTTGCCGCAGTGAAGCGGATCTCAGCTACTGTGCAGGGCCGGACCGGCACAGTGACTTCGTCTTCCCAGCCTTCAAGCTGCAATTCGAGGGTCTGTTCGCACAACTTGAGGCCGGTTTGCAGCTCCAGTTCCGCCTGGGCGGCATCGAGCTTGGCCCCCAGCAGCAGATCCTCGTCCCTTGCATCAAGTCGCAGTTGCTGCCGAGCTTCCTCAAGCGTCACTGCTCTGTCCTGTGGCGGAGCGATGACGAGTATCTCGGACATCAACCAGCCTTGTTGCGAATGTTCGCTCCAGATTTGGTCAAGGCGGTCTGCGTTTCTTGCTGCTTTGCCTTGGGCGTAGTTTCAGATTTGGATAGCGCGGCAGGCTCTGACTTTACCGCAGCCGCACCGACTTCAGTGGCAAGACCTCGCTTGATGAGGCTCGCTCCTGCCAATGCGTCGATCTCGAAGGTCTGGCCGGTAATAATATTATCTGAACTTACGCTACTTACGTGAATAGTGTCGCGTGCCTTTAAAAGCATGGCGGCGTTCTCCTATAAAATGAAGGGCCGGCCCGAAAGCCAGCCCTCTTTTATCAAATCTTGGTGGCTGCCGTCGCTGCGGCCGCAAAGTCACCCTTCACAAAGGCTTCGGGCCGGTAGACCGCAAGCGCAAGGCGTTCTTCTGCCAGCACTGTCACCAAGTTTTTGCGGAAGTTCTGGTCATCTTCGGTAGAAATCTCGACCACTGCATCCATGCGATCGAAAATCTGGGCACCCAGTTGAAACGCACCTGTCAAGAACTTGCCAGTTGCCATCGACTGCGTGGAGACTACCGGCTGCCCCCAAAGCGTTGGCGTAAGAGTGCCTTGCGGGTTGCCAACAATAAACCTGCCCTGGCTATCTTTAAGCAGTTCGATGGCTGCCCAATCTGCAGGATGGAGCACCACGCCAGTTGACATCAGTTCTGAGAGCGCTGTCTGCAACATAGCAAGCCGCAGCACATCAATCCGGGTCACCGTTGCAGGGATCGTAATCGGCGGCGTAAAGGCTGTTGCCTGCGTGTAAATGCCGGCAAGGTCCGTGCCTGTTCCGCTGCCGTTTAGCAGCTGGTTTTCTTCAACAAGCGCCAATCCGTAACGAAGCCGTCCGTCGATGTAGGATTGAAGCATCGGCACGTCGTCAAGGATCTGGCGTGTCGCCAAAACCCAGTGCGCGATCGTCGTGACGTTACTGGTCAGTACATCAAACTTGATGTCTGACTGCGGTTTGGTTGTACCTGCGGTCTCCGAAAGCGAAGCTGCCGCATTGGCATAGCCGGTCTCCTTAACATACTGCACTGAATTGCTAGCAGTCCGCCCTGGCGTCAGCAGGTCGCGCACGGTCAGACGACGCTGGCCTGGTATCACAATGCCAGGCAGACGGTCGGCCACGATAAGGTCGCCCGCCGAGCCATTAGCGTCCGTGGTAAGCGCCGAGATAATAGCCTTTACCTCTACACTGGCGCGGCCCCGCACTGTGCTATTGCCCAAAAATGCCTTAATCGCGTCATCTGCTACAACTTGTTCGCCGATGGTCTTGAATTGAGGGGCCGTATCTTCGGCTACCCTGCGGGCAAGCTTTTGCTCAACCTCGTCAAGGCGGGCTTTGGCATTGTTAAGCGCGGTCAGTGCTTCATCGGCCAGCTGCTTTGTAGCCACGGATAAATCTTCGCCGCGCTGTGCTTTGCCCAGCGCTTCTTCGGCCAAGGCCTTTACCTTGTCATGTTTGCTATCAAGGTCAGATTTGATCTCGTCGTGTCTTGTTTCCAGCATGGACCGCAATTCTGCCTGCTTGGTATCAAGGCTGGCTTGCACTTCACTGTAGCGGGCATCGAGCACGCCTTTGACTTCGCCGGCAAGCTGCTCGGCGGTTTTTTGATCGCTCATGTAATAGTCCTTATTTGCAGGCTAATATTCAGGCGCGCATTTGCGCCATAAGGGCCGACAGAAAGTCGGAAGTAGTGCTGCCAGACTCACTCTGGAACAGCGGCGTCAGGCCTTTGCCCGCGATTGCGGTGGCCTGACTTTTCGAGAACCCTGCCTCACGCAGGAAATGCTCAAATTCACGAAGCGTTGGCAGGCGCCCATCATCGAGGATTGATTTTACACTGGTTATGAGCGCCCGCTCGTTCATTGGAATGGTAACCAGGCTCACTTCATATAGTGAAAGTTCGAGCAGTTGACGGGTCTTGCCCACCAGTTGCTCGCGGATAGTCCTATAGCCAATTGATAGCCCGCCAATCGCGCCATCACGGACCAACCCATGAGCCTCTTGGCCAGATTGGGAAGATAGCGAAAGCTGGCCTTTGACGATCAGTCCCTCGCGGCTCTCTACAAATTCAGTCCATACCCCTGCAGGACGGGTTTGATCATGGAACATCAGCATGGGCACAGATTTGCGCCCTTTAAGCGATCGGTTAAGGGCGCCTGGCACAATCACATCGCCGCCAGCATCAATATTGCCGTAACCTGCAGCGATGCCCTCAATGAGGCCGCCGTCGGTAACGGCCTTAGTATCTAAAGTGAAATCCAGATGGTTCATGGGGTAACTCCAATATCAGTCACAGACAGTGAAGCAGACGTGCGGGATTGCCCCAATCCAGGGCCGACCTGGTTGATGGGAACATTTTGCATCTGCATCCGCGGCACCTCGCCGCCTTCGACGGGTGCAAGGTTTTCAAGCGCACGAACCTCGTTGATGGTCATCACGCCGTTGCTCAGCATCTGCTGGTAGAAGGAGGCACGTGCGCCGCTGTCTCCGCGCAGCAAGCCTTCTAGGTTAAACTCGATAACGATCCCGGCCTGACGGTCTGCGGGCGATAGAAGCTGTTTAGCAAGCGCTTGCTCGATGCGTTTGAGGCGCCGGCGAAGCGTGAACTTCTGGAACCCCAATGTCTGCTGTTCAAGGCCTGTACCCCAGCTGGTGGTTTTCTCAGTGTGGCCAACCATGAACGGCGGCACGCCAAAAAACCGGCAGACCTCCTCGACCGAAAAGGCTCGGCTCTGCAACATCTGCGCATCTTCCGGGCTAATCGAAAGCTGAACCCAGTCCATGCCTCGGTCGAGCAGCATGGGCCGCCCGGCATTGATGGCGCCTGCAAACTTCTCCTGCAGCAGTTCCTCGGCTTGTTTGCGCTGATCTAGTGTCAGCGTGTCTGCCGTCTTCAGGAGGCCCGAAGGCCGGACTCCGTTTCGGAACGTATCGCCTGAGGCGCGTTCAATGGCTTGGGCCAACCCAAAGGTTTGGCGGCCAAACGACAATGTCGAGAGCCCGCCCAGCGGATTGCCGCCAAATCCGCGGATGTGAAGCATATTTTCCTGGGCAGCGACCAAACGGATACCGTTGTCAGACCATTCATACTGCAAACTGCCGTCACGCAGGCGGCGAACAGTCATTATTTCCGGAGCGATGGGCACACTGAGCGCTATCACTCGGCCATCGCTGGACCTTATGATCTCGGCATAGGCGTTACCGCCAAGTTCGATACAAGCACAGATGAACTCCCAAAAGTCGACCGCGGTCTGATCAGCGTTCGGGCTGTTATGTAAAATCATGTACAGCGGATGATCGGTTGCAACCACCCTCGCGCCGCCCCGGGTTCGGTAGACCATGAGCGGTAGCGAAGCGATCGTGCCGGCAAGCAGGTTGACGCAGGCCCAAGCTGAAGCGAGGCCCAACACCGAGGCGGTGGATACCACTTCGCCAGTAGTAGTCATGCGGCCACCGACTGCCTGGGTAAGGCCCGGATCGGTAAGCACTATCGAGCGGGCGATGTATCCGAGCGCCTTTTGAAATAGGTTCATGCGTGCAGGCTCTTTAGCCAGTCATCGATCGAGCCGGTGGTGTCGCCTGCCATTGCTGCCCCCACTGCCATACACAGCGCCACAGCTGCGTCGATCTTGTTGATGGCCCGCTGCTTGGAAAGCCACTTGTTGTCCCAGCGATCGGTCTCAGTGACTGCTGACATCATTGCCGATATCAGCACCGGATTGCGCTTGAGACGGATCCGGCCTTCAAGGATCAGTTCTTCTAGATGCCGCAGTGAGCCTGGCATCCATAGTCCTTCGCTCATCCCGTCCTGTGGTTTACCGCGCTTGGTGCCGCCTTGCGGGTGCTCGATGAAATTGACCGACAGCCCGAGTTCGCTGACTTCTTCTTCAAACCGTCGGAAGGCGTAACGGTCGTAGGCCACGGTCTCGACGCGATAATCACTTTCCAGTTCAGCCAGCGCCTGCGCCACTTGCCGCAAGCTGATGTTCTCGCCTTGGGGCGCATTCAGAAATCCGCCAGCGACCCATAAGTCATAGGGCTGCTTGTCGCGCAGCACCCGCGCCGACAGCGTATCGCCCGGCGTCCAGACCTCGACCCAAGCATCAAAACACGGCTTGCCATCCTTTTCGCCATTGCGCTGGACGCCGGCCAGTGCAGTCAAATCCCGGTTCTGGCTGAGGTCCAATCCAAGCCAGACTGGTTGTCCCCCTTTAGGATCGAACTCGGCCAGCAATGGTTCCAGCGTCGAACGCGCCATCCAGGCGGTTTCGGCATCGGTCCAGATGCAAAAGTGAAGCCGCAAGATCCCGTTCAATTGGCCCGGGATGGCTTTAGCCTGGGCCACAACTTCGGAGAGATACTGCTCGGTGATCGTAACGCCCAAGAGTGGGTTAGCCTTGATCCAGCAACTGGGATCAGTCAGCGGATCGTCGTCCTCATCGAGCGCGCAGACATAGCTGAAAGTCGTATCGTCGATGACTTGGCCGAGGTAAGTCGGGTCCAGCACCGCATCGGGATTACCGGCTGCCACCCGCACCCCGTGTTCGTGTTCCTCCCATGCGACTGAATTTCGGTTTGATCCCGAATTGGTAATCATGAACAGCAGCGGATCGCGGCGGAACTTGAAACCGCGCTCCAGCATTTCGATAATCGAGCGGTCCGGTAGTTCGTGGACCTCGTCCGCTAATACAAAGTAAGGTCGAGGGCCTGACCCTGTCTTGCCCGTATCGCGCGACACCGGGCGGAAGAAACTGCCCGACGGCAAATGCGCTATGTTGAACTCGCGGCCCGGACCGCCGGAGAACTCCAACCGACGGGCCAGCGCTGGGGATTGCCGCACCATCTTTACCGCGTCACGGAACAGGATGTTGGCCTGCTCCTTTTTGGCGGCAGCCGCATAGATCTGAGCGCCCGCCTCCTTGCAGGCTGTCATCCCATAAACGCCAATGCCGCCGGCAATCGGCGACTTGCCGTTGCCTTTGCCCTGTTCGATGTAAGCCCGGCGAAACCGGCGCCTGCCATCCTTGCGCTTCCAGCCAAATAGCGAGCCGATAATGAAGGCCTGGCTTGGTTCCAGCTGGAAAGGCTGGCCCTCGAACTGGCCTTCGGAAAGCTTCAGTACCTCCTCGAAAAAGGCAAAGGCATGATTGGCGGCCGCCTGGTCGAACCAGATGCCATCCTTGCGCTTCAGGTCCGCGATGTGCCTTTGGCAAGAGTTGCGAACATGCGGCCCGGCGATAGTCTCGCCTGACACGACGGCCCTGGCATAGGCCAGTGTCCGATCAGGCGAAGAACCGGTCGGCGGGATCTGAGCCTTCTTCTGGCGGTGTTGCTGCGATCCTGCTCCTGGCACTGGGCGTCATCCCGAATTCTGCAGCGTAACGCATCATGTCCGCCGCGGCCTTGTTGGCGGTGCCCACCAGCGGGTTCTGGATCGCGTTGCCGTTTGATGTTTTGATCATAAGCCCGCCGGTCAGCTGGTCCTTCTCGGCCATCTTGGCGATTGCCCGTTCGGCCTGGACCCAGCGGGCATAGGCCTGCGCGTAGGCCGCGAGTGCCGCCCGATCGATCTCGGAGAGAACGCCCAGATTGTATAGATCCGTTGCGACCCGGTTCCATTCCTCGACCGCGTCGGCAGTGAGGTGGACTGGCGGCACGGGTATCGCAGCTTTGGCCTTGGCTTCTTTGCGGTTCAGCGCCCGTTTGCCGGGATTGCCGGTGACCAATTTGAGATGGGTGGGCTTGGGTTTTGTTCCGGGTTTCATGGCAAGGTGCCTTCCGCTATGTCTCGCGCCTGACCACTTTCAAAACTCCCAGACTTGAGGACACGACGATATTTGAATTTCTGATCATGGCTGCTGCCGCAGTGATTGCACCGCAGGGCACAACGTTTACTTGCACGCCGACCCGCGTCTGGGACGGTGATGGGCCGGTCTGGTGCGCCGAAGGTCCGCGTATCCGCCTGTCCGGCATCGCTGCGCGTGAAAGCGACGGTAGCTGCAGGTCCAATCAACCATGTCCGCGTGCCTCAGCGGAAGAAGCTCGAGATGCGCTGGTAAGGCTGATCGGCCGCCCGGTCGGCGTGTCACGTGAAGGGCATATTCTTGTAAGCGGTCCGGCAATGCAGTGCCGATCTGAAGGTGGTGCCGGTGGTTCGCGGACGGCTGCTTGGTGCGTGTCGCCGAAATCTGGCGATATTTCTTGCGCGATGGTCAGGGGTGGCTGGGCTCTACGATGGGATCGGTATTGGCGGGGACATCGCTGCTGAAGATCCCAGCGATGTCGTCGAATGTCCGGCCATCGCCTTCGAGGGTTGCAGCCTTGCCGGTAAAATCCTGCCAGCGTTTAATAGTCACATCGACGTAGGCCGGGTTGAGCTCAATCGCGTGGACCGAGCGGCCAGTCATTTCGCCGGCGATGATGGTAGTGCCAGACCCTGAAAACGGCTCGTAGACCGCTTGGCCTGCGCAGGAATTGTTCTCGATCGGGCGCTTCATGCACTCGACTGGCTTCTGGGTCCCATGTCCGGTCTCATTCTTCTTCGGCTTGGGAATGTGCCAGATGGTAGTCTGCTTCCGGTCGCCGGCCCAGTGCCCCTTTGCGCCCTTTTTGACGGCGTACCAGCAGGGCTCATGCTCCCAGTGATAGTCGCCCCGAGAAAGGACTAGCTGGCCCTTGTCCCAGATGATCTGGGAACGTAGCAACAGATCGCAGGAAGCTAGGCTGTCGCCGACAACACCGGCAAACAGTCCGGCGTGCCAGACATAGGCGACGTCACCCGGAAACAGTGCCCAGGCCTCGCGCCAGTCGGCCTTGTCATCGTTCAGCACCTTGCCTTTGGCGGTTCCGGATGCGGCAACGCCGGCCTTTTCGCGCCAGGCGGGATCATACTCGACGCCGTAGGGAGGATCGGTGACCATCAGGTGGGGTGAAACGCCGTTCAGCGCCTTGGCGACGGTGTCGGCATCGGTGCTGTCGCCGCAGACCAGCCTGTGCTTGCCAAGCAGCCAGACATCACCGGGCTTGGCGACAGGGTCGATCGGCGCTTCCGGAACAGCGTCAGGGTCGGTTAGGCCGTCGGTCTTTTCGGTCAGCAGCTTGGATAGCTCGTCGTCCGAAAAACCGGTCAACATCAGGTCGAAATCGAAACCCTGCAGATCGCCCAGTTCGACGGCCAGCAGTTCAAGGTCCCAGCCGGCGTTCAACGCCAGCTTGTTGTCGGCGATGACGTAGGCCTTTTTCTGGGCCTCGCTCCAGCCCTTGGCGACCATGGTCGGTATCTGCGTCAGCCCCAGCTTGCGCGCAGCAAGCAGACGTCCATGGCCAGCAATCAGCCCGCCATCTTCATCGACGAGGATCGGATTGGTCCAGCCCCATTCACGGATTGAGGCAGCGATCTGCGCAACCTGTTCATCCGAGTGCGTGCGGGAGTTGCGCGCATAAGGCGTGATCTTCTCTATCGGCCAGAACTCACTGCTCTGGGCCGGCCAGTTCTGATCCATAAATATCCTTGGATAGCGTTCGGCCGCGGAAGCCTTCAGGCTCGCGGCGCGTGGTCAAATTGTCAGGTCGAAGGGTAGTTGGGGGGTATTGCCCCCGGGTCAGACCAGTTCGAGCTCGTTCAACACCTTGGCCGTGTCGAGCAACTGGTCGGTCCGGACCGTGATTTCGATGGTGAAGCTGTCAGCGCTTGCGCTTGCGTAAACGCCGCTTTCGTAAAGTTCCTGCTCGATCGTCTCGAGCACCACACCAATTCGGCTACGGTCGAAGTTCTCTGGCAACGTACGGATCGCAAGGCGGACCGTGCTGGTGACACCCGCGCTCATTCCGCGTCTGCCAAGATTTCGTAGAGGCCGACAAAGCCGGTCAGGTAAGGCAGTCCGACCGGAATGCCGTGGTCACGCGAAGTAGCGCGGTTGATGGTCCAGCCCATCCAGCGGGCGATAGCCGCGTCAATGGCAGCCTTGAGGTCGATGCCGCTGTGGATGCCGTTGTGCACATCGTCAGCGAAGTGGCGTCCGTGCCGGCTGTCGAGAAAATCCCGAACCCCTTCGGCGCTGCCGCTCGTGGCCTTCGCGACCGCGGGGAACGCGATGGCCCAAGCTGCCTGGGCGTCCGCGAAACCGCCTGTGGTGCCGAAGAAGCCCCAGGCTTCGTTGGCGGTTGGAAGGGTAGAGTTGGTCATCTGCGTCGCTTTCGTTTTGGTGAAACGACTAACGCTCTTTTCGAACCTGCTATCCAGTCAAATAGATGGGATTGCTGGACTTTCTAGACTTTGACCCCCGGTCGCTAACTCGCGGTTGCGTGTTTTTTGGACCATGCGCGGTGTCCCCCGCCGAGGGCCCAGACTTTCGAGCCGCCCCCGGCCTGGTCAACCGATCGGCCATCCGTCGGGCCCTACGGCAACCGTCCTGCGGCGGCCGAATTGTTCGGCAGTCCGCCTGGCATGGCACTCAGCGCAGAGGCAGCGAATGTTGCTGTCTTCGTCCGATCCGCCATGGGCCAGCGGCACAATGTGGTCAGGTACGGTCGCCTCGCGGATAATCCCCTTGGAGGCGCAATCGCGGCAAAGTGGCTCTACCCTTAGTCGACGAACGCGCTGAGCGACACCCGCTCGACCTCGGAGACGCCCTATGCTAACGCGCCCGATTATGTCTGATCGCCGTTTTATCACTAACGAAGCTTGCCCAAAACTGATTGATGATACGGGAGCGATCTGCGGCGAGCCTTCCAACATCATTGAGCAGCGGACCGACCCAACCACAGGTTTGATCAATGCTGTGTCCGAATGCCGAGCTGGGCACCAATGTGCTGCATCGATCGATCCTGAAACCTACCAGATCTACAACCGGCGCTGGATCAGCTAGAACGAAACAGCGCCCGAAGGCCTGTAGGCTCCGGGCGCAGTTGTTAATTCTCGAATTTCGGAACACTATGCCAAATGCATAGCCCCGTCAACATAAAATTAAACAATATATCAATTAAATCAGTTTGTTAGCTATCTTGGTAGGCGAGCGAATCTGGTCACAAACTGCCCTATCACAATCGGAATAGTCGGCACAATGCATCCAAACCATGGCACAATTGGCGCATGTCTGCTGGACCCCAATGCAGCGCATCGGCGTCGTGGCAAACCGCCGCATGAACCAAAACGCTTGGCTTGCGTCCAGTAATGCCCGGCGCATCGCTATCAGCTGCCTTCAGTACCAAAATAGCAGCTGCTGCCTGTTTGCGAACCTTTGCAACCAATTCAGGATCAGGGTCAGGAGCCCCGCCGCCAAAGATACCCTCGTTGATTAAGATCCCTGTCACCGAGCGCGGCTGGTCCATGGGGAGACCCATGATAGCCCTGTTACGCGCTATAATCTCCCCGTAATTCTCACCAGCGGCATATTGATCCGCCGAAATATACCCCGCAAATGCAAGGCGGCCAAGCGCCGAACCAAGCCGCTCATCCTTGGCCTGCGCCGCTGATACGCCGTAATGACGCCGGCGGGCTTCGAGTGCGGTCGCCATCACATCCTTCCTGTTTTCTGCGCGCGACCGCTTACCGCATGGCAAGCGCTTGCCAGCCTTGCGCTTACGCCCGCGTGCCATCCAAACCTCCATAAAGCCGTTCACCAATCGCACGGATGGCTTCACGTTCCAGCGGGGTTAGCCGCTTGTCGCAGACCGAGACGGCAAGGATGCCGCTTCGCCAGCCATCGCGTTTGAGTTCTTCGCCGTCACGCTGCCGGGCGCTGTTATAGATCCGAGAGGTAAAACTCATGAGCGCACCTCCCGCAGCAGTGCGGCATAGCCGATGACATCAACCACGCTGTCGACGTGACCCGGATCGAAGGCGAGCCGCACCAGCTTTAGGTCAATCATGCACAGCGCAACCTTGGCCGGTGACACTGGCGTGCCCAAGGTGATCGACCAGCGATCGGCGATCGCTTGGAACTGCTCGGCAGGATCTCCGTAATCATCGCGGCGCTCTTCGAGAACCTTTGCGGCATGGCCAAGGATAGACCAACTGCTCATTGCACACCTCCCTTGGTCTCGGTGGCCCAGAGCATGATAGCTATCGCGTCTGCTTCGTTGTCATCCACAGGCGCAAAGCCGCGCTGCCGCACCGCGTCGATCACCGCCGCCTTATCGGCGTTGCCTTTGCCGGCAATGAACCGCTTGATCGTTCCTACAGGAACGCCCTGATATGCGATCAGATGCTCTTCGCAATATGAGGTCAGGACCGCCTGCAGGCCGCCATAAACATGGGCAGCGTCGGTGCCTACATGGCGGCGAACCTCTTCGTAATAAATTGCTTCAATGGGACCTGCATCGCTATCGAGTTGCTCCAGCCAGCGCCGAAATCGCACAAAGCGCATTCCGCCGCCATCGAAGCGGGAGGGCTTGAACGATACGGTGCCGCTACTGATAAAATCACCCCTGCCCCGCAGCGCCCAGCCTGTACTGGTGCCAAGGTCAAGAGCAACAAGGGAACCACAGGCTAAAGTGGTTGCCTTTGCCTTAGGGGTTGCACTGCAAGGCGGCACAGGCAAGGTCAGTATATCCATGAATATTCTCCATTTCGGGGTTGATTTGTGGTGCGGACGGCGATGGTTTTGTGCTTGGCGGTACGGACCCCCGTCGTCCGGTCTTAAGGGTGAGAGTATCAAGGCATGGCAGCCTCCTCGGGTAAGGCCGGCGTCAGAACGGCCGATATCAAAACGGAATGTCCGAAAGTTCATCGTTGAGTTCATCGATGGCGACCTTCGATGGCCGGACACTCACCACCTGTGCTCCAGGAAATGCCTCCTTGGCTGAAGCAATCATGGGATGGCAGCGGATTACATTGGCGATCTCATCGAGTGACCAGACCTGAGCTTTGCGCCCATGACACTGGGCTCTGCCGGTATCGCGCAGGTCCCGCACCAAAATGACGAGACCTTGCTCTGTCTCAAACTCCCACTGGTCGACCGGCAGGGGCTCACCCTTGATTTCACGAGCAAGTCCATCAAGCTTGTCATACGCCCGCAGCATGGCATCGCCGTGCTGACGGATAAGGCACAGATCGAACGCCCACACAGCAGCGTTAAAAAGTTTTTGCTGTGCGTGAAAGCGCTCGGCCCACGCAAAAGGCACAAGCATCGGCAACCGGCCAATGCCCCAGCACTGGTCCATTTCACGACCGCGCTGATCGACGCAGTTGATGATGACCTGCATATCGCTGATCTGACTATGACGGGTAGGTGGTGCGCCCTTCATGGCAGCCTCCTTTCTCTGTTAAAATTAAGGCAGACGATGCGCCTGAAGCGCAGTCGGAAGCCCTTAGGGGGTATGGGGGGGAAGCGACTGCGCGTTCCGACAGCTTGCGACCGTGCTTCCGACGCCTTCCGACTGGCTTGCGACTGACGCAAATCCGTGCTTCCGACAGCTTGCGACAACGAGGTTTTATAGCTCATTGGACAGGCTCCAGATACTTCACGACCCTGAGCCCGGTGGCCTTGCCGTGGAATTTTCCAGCCTCTGTGACGAGGTAGCCATGCTGCTGCCACTTGCTAATAGAGGTCTCTGCCTCGCGCTTGCTTACCCCATATTTTTCAGAAATAAGGTCGACCGCAAACCGGCCCTTGCGCCTTGCATGCGGAAATACAGACCAAGGTGATCCTGCACGCCAAGCTTCGTCAATCGCTTGGAATATCTCACGGATATGTTGCCAACTTAGGCGCTTGTCGTCCAACGGAGTTACACCTGCGCCTAGCACTGGCACGAGCGTATTTTGCTCAGGACCAAGTCCGACTGTCAGGTCAACAACCTTCATCGTAAAATGCAGATCATTGAGTTCTTCGCCGTCCTTCTGCTTTTCAACACAGAGCGTCGTGATATCTTCCTCTTTGGCGACCCGGATCGAGGTATCGCAGCCACCCAAAAGCACAGTCGAGCCGCGCATGCCGCGGTCTAGTTCCTTGCCCGAATGGTGGACCCCGATCACGCTGCCAGAGCAATGCTGCTGAAGGTCGGCGCAGCCGTCGATAAACAGCGACATGGCTTCCTGGCTGTTCTCATTTTCGCCCGGGATCGAGCGCGACACGGTATCGATCACAACCAACCCGATGGCAAAATCGACCTCGGCGCGCACTTGGTCGATTGTTCGCTTCAGCTTCCCAATGCTGGCAGGATCAAGCATACGGACGGCAAGAGGTAGCAGCTTAAACGGCGCATCGACGCGGTCCAACCTATGCTCGCGGCGCCAGCCCTTGATCCGCTGACCAATGCCGTATTTGCCTTCGCCGGCTATATAGAGAACGCCGGTCTGCTTGGTCGGCTTTCCATGCCAGCCAAGACCGTATGCAACCCGCAGCACCATATCGAGAGCGATAAACGTCTTATGCTCGCCTGGCCGGCCATAGAGCAGCACCAGGCCGTGCGATGGGATCAGGCCATCGATCCGCCAGCTTGGTGGCGGCATGTTGTCAATCTCATCAAGGCTCAAGGTCGCAAAGACATCAGGACCGGTGACGATATCACTGGCTGCACCGCCTGCATCCAGCAGCGCCCTGACCGCATCTATGCCAGACAGCGCAGCCATATCGTTAAAATCTGTCCCGTCGGCTCCTTGCCTGAAAATCGGAAAAACCGCATCACAGCGCAAGATGCGCGCGGCTTGGACTGCTGCATCACGGCCGACATTATTAGGCTTGCCTAGGTCATCGTCACCGGCGACCAGCCAACGGGACTCAGGATAGGCTGACACAAGCTGCTCAGCGACTTTGGCTAGGTTGCCGGCATTGAAGGTGACGATGACGCTGCGGCCGGTGGCTTCATGTAAGGAAGCGCCAGTGGCGAAGCCTTCACAAACTAAGACCGGCGCGGCTACCGCTGTGACCGGCGGTCCGATAACGAACATCGCGCCTGCCACCGGAAGATCGGCTTCAAATAGCTTGTGGCCGGCAGGATCAATCGACTGCAAAGATTTAAGTACGCCATCGGTATCGAACAGCGGCACCAGGACGTGCTCACGATCGAGCCGCGTACCATTGGGGCCAATGCCCTTAGCCGTCAGATAGGGATGGGATGAATAGCCCGGATCCGCCGCTGCCCAGCGCAGACGCATTTGCTCAGCGGCAGACTTTCGGCGCGCAGCCTGCTCTGCCTCAAAACGTGCCTGCCGCTCCTTGAGTTCATATACGCGAGCTTCGGACAGGACGGGCATCAGTCCACCCGTCAGTTGCTCGGCTGCAGCGCGGATATTCAGGCCGACCTTGGCTTCCAAAAAATCAAATACATCGCCATTTGCCCCGCAGCCGAAGCAATTATATCGCTGGTCCTGGGGATACACAGTAAACGACGGCGTGCGCTCTGTATGAAACGGACAAAGGCCGACCAGCGTCTGGCCGCGCTGCTTAAGCACGAGATGCCGGCGCACCTCATCGGCCAGAGGGAACTGGTCCTTGATCGCGTCAATATCGATGCTGCCGGTTTCAATGCGACGCGCCATGGCGGCCAGGACCACTTTCTGCTGAGAAGTAATAGGTGAATCAAAGACTGATGCCGGGCCGCCGCAGCAACCCAGCATCTAGCCGATCAAAACAGCGGCGCGCCTTCGGGTGCTGGTGCCGGCGCCAATGGCGGTGGCATGTGTGCGGCCGGCCCTGCGGCAACTGGTAAGGCTGCTCTCGCTGCAGGTGCAGGCAGCCCTGCATCACCAAACGCGTCTGGCCGATCAGTCCACCCGACGATCTCAAACTTCGGCTGATAGTTGGTGCCATGCTTGTTGGTGACTGGCTGGACACCGACACAGCGCACCACCGGAAGCTTGCCGGTCGCCGTCTCGGGCGCTACCAACCAAAGATCATAGAGGCTGTTCATCGCCTCGATCACAATGCCGGCGGTGGAACTGAACTCCCGCAAACCCAGCAGGTTCTTCTCTGAGTATAGATCCAGCTGAAAGCCGCGCTTAAAGTCCTGGCCCGGATTTGATGCAGCTTCGCTAAACGAGGGGTCCATTACCTTTTCTGGGGCCACATTTGCTGCAAACTTAAACCAGCCTGTCTGCAAGCCCGGCATGTCGAACACCGCTGTCATGTCGGTGACCTCGAACTGGGGTTCGTCCTGGCCGTCGCGCTTGGTGTACCAACGTCCTGCTTTAGCGTTAAACGAGATAAACACCTTAAAATCCGCGCCAGTGGCGGATGGAGTCATAAAACCCATAATCCTGTTTCCTTATTACATTTGGGGTGCCGCTTGTCAGGCCTGCGGCGCGGCCTCGGGGGCAAGGCCCCAGATCTCTTGGGCGGCTGCTTGCGCGCCAGGGTCGTTCCAGTAAAAGCTGTCAAAGTCAGGCGAAAGCGAGCCTGTCAGTGCCGCACCGTCATCTGACAGGCTCAAGAACCGCTCGATTGAGTTTGCGATGCTCACAACCCGGCTTAGGTGACTGCGCGGATCCTCAAGCTTGTAGACCCCGACCTTTTGGGGGGTGACGTAAGCGAAGCGGATTTCAGAATTACCATGTGCGGCGAGATAGATAGCGCCTTGCCTCGCATGTGGATCAGAGATCTTGGACGACAGTCGCAATTGCGTTTTCAGATCAACTATGATGCCGTGATCCGGAAACCAAAAGTCGAGCCAGCCAATGAACGGCACAGGCACGCCGGGGATCATGACCTCGATGCGGTGCTGGCGATTACCATCGGCGGTAGCCGGAACGCCGTATTGGCGCAGCTCCTTAAGGCCAATGGCGACCGCAGGAGCAATACCGGCGCGCTCCTTCTCGACGCCGGGGTGGCCCGATAGCGCAGTCAACTGGTTAAACCTAGCCACCGCCAGTTCCTGGCAGGCCTCCACCGAGGCATCGGGCTCGAACAACCCCATCTCGACCCCGGCCTCAATGGACGTACCGCGGTGGGCAGCTGGGCCAACACCTGATTTGCGCCCCATCAGCTTTTGCATGGCCCACATTGCAGGTTGCGCAACAAACAAGTTAATCGACGAGGCCGACAAATGATCAAGGCCGTGACGTTCAAATGCGTTTGCCATCATGCCACCTGCGACAGTTCGATGTCGGCGAGCGGATTACCCGCACTAGGGGCTCTGGGCCGAGCGATAGCAATGTAGCTATAGCAATCAGGTCCAAGGCGTTCTTGGACAAGATGCACGCAGCCTTTATCGCAAGCCCAGCGCACCCGCTCGGACAAACGCTCGAGTATCTTGCGCTCCTTATCGCCAAAGCGGCGCTTAGGGCCTATGTCTATGTCCTTAGCAAGGAAACCGCGGTGATATTCATAACGGTCCCCACCTGCGGCATTGGCCAACCAGGCACAAAAAAGTAGTTCGTGCCCAACCGTACGTCGGACATTTGTTCTTGATATGTTCTGCATTATACTTTGCCTTGTAGTTGGTTGGATGAGCGATGAGACAAGCGGCCTCGGACAGGCTTTTCGTAAGATTCCATGAATGTGCGGATCCGGGCCTCTGTATCTGGCCAGAGCCTTCGGCCAGCGCGCAGTTGACGCACAAGCTTCCAGTCATTGGCAGCTTTACGGCCAAAATAGCTCTCGGCCATTTGGTTGGCCTTGATGAACGAATCAATTTCAAAGATTATGGGATGTGTCATACATTCCTTATTCCGATATCAATCCAACATCGCAAGTAGGGTGTCATCCCACAATTAAGATTGCGGGAACCATCCCACAATGTTACCCACAACTTATGACTCAACCCTCAGCCTTCAACATCGCTTTCCTTAAAAACATTTTGGAAGTTGCAACCGCGCCAGATGCCTTGTGGAACTCGCGCTCGCTTTCGCTCGCTGCCACTGGGGGCAAGAACGCCTACCTTGTCCGCGACATCATAAAGGGCAAGAGCATTAACCCGACGCTTGATACGCTGGTGGGACTTGCCAAGGCTCTGGAAATGGACATCTCACAGATGATCCCTGCAGGTGCCTCGGTCATGCAGCGAACAGGCGGGCGCCAAGCCTATGATACCCTTACTGTAGTTGGCGCTGTTGCAGCAGGCGTCTGGCGCGAGCAGACTGACTGGGGCCCTGAAGACTGCTATACCATTGAGGTTGGGCCCAATCTTTATCCCGGCAGTGAACGACTAGCACTTCGCATGGAAGGCTTCTCGATGGATAAGATTATTCCGCCTGGCTCAGACCTTGAATGCCTGCGGGTCGCTTATGGCTATGTCGAACCGCAACCTGGCGACATCGTCATCGTCCAGCGAAATCGGCACGATCTACAAGAGCTCACCTGCAAGCGCCTTGACCATGATGGACAGAATTTTGTTTTGCGCGCTGAGTCTTCGCGAGCAGAGTTTCAAGAGCCCATCATTATTGGGCGCCCGGATGAAAATCACGTCGGCGATCATGATACCACGATCATCGCAATTGTCTTGCGGGCGCACCAGAGTCTTTACCGCCGCGGACGGTGATACAACCCTTTGTCAAGAGGGTATATAATCAGAGACTGTTTGTAGTGGGATACATCCATCGTTATTCTTGAGGGCAGAAACAGGAAAACCCGAAGTACGGGCTCCTGTATGCACCTTATCAAGGATATATCGATGCAGACCACCGCTGCCCATTGTAACGGCCTTTGCCCTACCCTGATGACCCCTGAAGCTAGGATCTGCGAGTTGGGCCAGATCATTGCAACTGGAGTGCTGCGGATGCGCGAACAGTCCAGTCATTTATCTGATGCACATGCAGATAGTTCACTTGGCTCTCCTGCCTACAAGAGCGTTAGCCATTCCAGGCAAGAAGCCTGCAATGGAGAACGATAATGCAAGATAATGACGATCCGCAGGTGCTAGCAAGGCTGGCATCGTTAAAACAAATGTCTGTGACTGAGCTAAAAGCCCAGTGGCAGGCTCTCATTGGCAGCGAGGCACCCAACAACAGCCGTTCGTTCTTAGAACTGCGGATTGCCTATCGAATCCAGGAGCTGACCTATGGCGGTCCATCCAAGCCAGTCGTCCGGCTACTCGATTCCCTAGCCGACGAGGTAGACGGCAAGAAGGTGCGCAGGTCAGTTATCAGCGATCCGCGCAACCCTGTCATTGGCACAAGGCTGGTTCGTGAATGGGATGGCGCCGAGCATATCATTACCGTGCTGCGAGACGGCTTTGATTGGCAGGGCCGCCGTTATAAATCGCTCTCGGCGATTGCGCGCAATATTACCGGCACACAGTGGAACGGCTACCGCTTCTTTGGCCTTCGAGCAAACAAGAGGACTGCAGCATGAAGGAGGCGGCACCCCCTCGACGCCTACGCTGCGCTATCTATACCCGCAAAAGCTCCGAAGAGGGGCTGGACATGGCGTTCAACAGTCTCGATGCCCAGCGGGAATCGTGCGAGGCCTATATCGCCAGCCAGCGTGCCGAAGGGTGGCTGTGTATGCGCGAGCATTATGATGACGGCGGGTTCTCCGGTGGAACACTGGATCGTCCGGGGCTCAAGATGCTGCTCGAGGATATCGAGGCTGGGCTGGTTGATGTCGTGGTGGTCTACAAAATTGATCGCCTGTCACGCTCCCTGATGGACTTCTCGCGGCTGGTGGAGGTGTTCGACAAGCACGGTGTCACGTTCATTTCCATCACCCAGTCGTTTAACACCACAACCTCCATGGGCCGTTTAACGCTTAACATCCTGCTGTCGTTCGCCCAGTTCGAGCGCGAGGTCACCGGCGAACGCATTCGTGACAAGTTTGCGGCCTCCCGCGCAAAAGGAATGTGGATGGGCGGTTTTGTGCCAATGGGTTACGATGTCGAAGGCCGAAAGCTTATCATCAACGAAGTTGAGGCAGACAGGGTCCGTCAGATGTTCCAGCGGTTTGTTAAGCTTGGATCAGCGACGCTGCTGACCCGAGAACTGGTAGCGGCAGGTTCGATCAACAAGCGCGGTAAACCGATCGACAAGGGGTTCTTGTACAAATTGTTCCGCAACCGGCTCTACCTCGGCGAGGCAGTCCACAAGGGCACCAGTTATCCGGGCGAGCATCAGGCCATCATTACGCATGAACTGTGGGATCAGGTCCACGCCATCTTGCAGGAGAGCCCCCGGCAGCGCGCGGCGAACACCCGAACCCAGACGCCAGCGCTACTCAAGGGGCTGATCTTTACTGCAAGCGGCGTGGCCATGACACCAACCGCCACCAAGAAAGGCAGCCGCCATTATCGCTATTACACTTCAATGGACGCGATCCGGAACCGGGCGGGCGAAGGTACTGATGGGTTTGTAAGGCTGAACGCCGGAATGGTCGAGGGTGCGGTCATCCAGCACATCCGAGACCTGCTGCGCGCCCCGGAAATTGCGGCGCGCGCAGTGGAGGCAGCGCGCCGAAGTGACCCCGACATAGACGTGCACGATGTTGTCACCGCGCTGGCCGGGTTCGATGGACTTTGGGAAGCTCTGTTTCCAGCCGAGCAGGCGCGCATCGCCCGATTACTGATTGAGCGGGTCACAGTCAGCGCCGATGGCCTCGCGGTCGATCTGCGCACCGATGGCCTTGGATCGGTCATTCGCGAAATGATAGCGCCCGAACGGAGACAAGTAGCATGAACGCACCTGTCACCACGCGGGTGTTCATCCCGCTCACCATCCGCAAGCCCAACGGGCGGCCCAAGATCATGCCGCCAGTCGATATGGTGCCAGACACCGGCGGGGTGGCCCCGCACATCCTGAAGGCAATCGCCAAAGCGTGGGGTTGGAGACGGAAACTTGAAACGGGTGCTGCTGCGACCCTTTCCGATATCGCTGAAGCCGAGGGCGTATCGGACCGCTATGTTGGGCCAATGCTGAGGTTGGCCTATCTGTCGCCAGCCGTGCTGGAGAAACTACTAGTTGCACGCGTATCACCTGAGGTTTCGATTAAGGAACTGGGGATGGTATCGGAGTTACCGTGGGCCGAGCAAGAAAAGTCGACATTTGGGGTAGCTTGAACGGTCGGGAGTGAGGCCAACCTCAGGGGTTGGTCTTAGCACGCATTTCCGGCACACTGCATCAATGATCGGTATTATCTCCCCGGAAGCAGAAAACCTAGCAGTCGAGATCTCGCCGCTTTTGAGGGCTGCGCTGCTGACCCTCGAATACATGGAGGTCAACGGCTCTATAGGCCTGACGCCATCAAAGGCCCTGAAACGCTACTTTGTGGAATGGGCAGCGGAAGCCTTCGCTTGGCCGGAATACACCGCCGCGGACCTCTACTCCTCTAACAAGGTCCTCAATGAAGTCGACTTCCCACCTTTGGTAGTGCTGCACGATCTGCTCGTTGGGCTGAAACTGGCACGCCACCAAAATGGTGTGATGCAAATATCGAAGTGGGGAACGAAAATCAGGCACCACCCAGGTACCGTCTTAGCCATTTTAGCCGAGCACCTCATGCATGGCTACGACCACAGCCAGCATAGCCGCTTTGACGACACCATCGTCGGCAACTGGGATATCTTCATCAACGTAATCAACGTGGAAGTCCATGCGGGATGTAGCGACGATCACCTTTGTCAGGCGCTATTCGGCAGTAACGCCAACGAACGCAGCCTTGGGCACAGCCGGGTCAGATCCGCATTCTACATCCAAGTCTTGCGGCCGCTCCTATGGCTAGGGCTTTTGCAGGGGCACGTGGTGGGAGAAGGCCTCAATCGAGAGCGGATGTTCACCAAGACGCCGCTTTGGTCCTTGGCATTGAAGTTGGAAACGGATCGGCAAGTGCCGGATCTGGTTGTTAATTGAAATGACATCCGCAATGGACGCTGCCGATCCTGACCTGCCCGACGCTGCCGTCGAACACATTAGCCAGATGCTAAAGCTAGCTACGAGCAAGCATCAAGAGGCCATGGCCTTGCTTGGCACGCCCGACCCAAACGCGCTACCCCGGCTGCATGAAGTGCTCCGGCTGCTAGAAGAGGTTGAGCTACTTGCAGCTGATGCTGCGACCTACGTGGAAGCTGACGTCATGAAAGCCGCCATCAAGGATCTCCACCTCCAACAAGCCAGCGTTCAAAATGCGATTGGCCAAATACAGGCAATGAAGGCGCGGTCGCCCTGGGCGACGCCTTGGCCCTGGTTTACGTTAATTGTTTTGGCGCTACTGATTACTCAGGCGATAGCGTGA